TCTTGTATCGGTTTAAAGAAAAACGGATAGTTGACAGATATTGGTACAACTTTGTCGGTAAACATTTTTTTAGCATCAGCACCACTTTTTGATAGTATTCCATATCTAGAGTCACTTGATATAGTAGCTAAGTTAACCGTCTCAGCTGAGCTCATAAACGAAAAACCACTACGCCTATTTTTTAAGTAACACATACCATAGCATCTGTTATCTGCTTTGCATGCTTCCCAAAATATAAAAAATAATCTGTTAGCTTCTCTAAAATTAGGAGCGCCAACATCTATTTTACTCCATTGAAGATACATGTAATGACTACCAGTTATGTATGTAGGCTCACCGTTGTTTTCAAACCAAAAGCCTTCATCTCTATATTTAAACTCATCGTCTATGTAGTCATACCACTGTTCTTTAGCCTCTTCAGGATATGATCTCCAATCAAATATATTTTTTAATTTACCTAGTTCTTTAGGATATTCTAGCCTTTGCCATTTGCTTTTATCGAACAAATGCACTCGTTTCGGTTTAGCCGGCAACCCAATTCGCAAACCTTGAATCTCCACCACTTGTCCAATTTTTCCAGTTTTGCTAATAACGACAATATCATTTTCTTTATTATACCCATATTTCCATAAGCGCTTTTTGTTAAGTCGACTTATAGTAGTCTTCTTAACTGGTTCAACAATTTTATATAGTGTTTGCTCGTACATTACTTAGATCTTCCTTCAGCAAAGCCTTTAAACACTCTTTCTTTTTTATCTTCAGGCTCTTTGCCTTCTAGTATATTTTCTTCCTCTTGTATACGGTTAAGTATTTCAAAAGCGTCAAATATAGCTAGCTTTTTAGTAGCCGCTGCGTTTTTCAGTCTATCAGCAGAAACATCGTCTTCGGTATTAGTGATAATCTGCTCTTGAGCAACTTTGATTAGTTCATCAACTGCTTTGCGCCCAGCTAGGATTATACGCTTCTTCGTTTCCTTGATACTCATATTTAATTGTAATAAATTTATTTAAAACGCGATATAACTTAGTATTGTCAATAATAAACTCATAAGTTGAAAACGGTGTAAACCCAACAAGATCACCTGCTTTGTAAACGCCGTCTGTATACTTAACAATACCTATACACTGCTCTTCTTTTTCTTTAGCTAACTTATCTCTTTGTTTTATAGGCTGAACAAAACAATAACCATCGCAAGCCTTCCAGTTGTTGCTATCGTATAAAAATATTTGATCTTCTTTTACTAAATAAGTATTTTCGTTAAAATAGCCTCTACTATTCTTTTCATTACCTTGCATGTCGTGCCATCTTCTAAATACATTATGATGTACGATAACTTCATCACCAACCTTAATATTAGTGTCAATAGCTGTAGGCGCGGCTTTAACAATAGCACTTCTGTTCACGTACTGATGATTAAATATTTCTGTATTAAGAATTAATTCTTTATCACCAACTTTTTTAGTGTTGTTGTATCTCTGCCCTTTTGGCTCTATAACAAAATCAAACGGCGCTTTCACTATATGAATTTTTCGTCGAAATACGCTTTTTTAAATTGTTTCAGCTTTTCTTTAGTATCTGGATTAGGAAGCGTACCTTTTTGAATTCCTTCAAGTATAAATTTTTGACGAGGCGTTTTTTCTGTATTTTTTTTATTATTCTTATCTCTGTTTGCAAAAAATTTCAAAGGTGTATTTCTCATAGTTTTAATATTCTAAGTTATACTCGACTGAAACAGCCATGTTTTTATTAAAGTCTTTCCAAGGCATTACATCTTTATTTTTTTTAATATATATGCTGTACTTGTCTTTTTCTTCTACTATATCACAGATTGTATGCCCTCCGTAGACCGATTGGCCTACAGAGTAATGCATAGAATCTATTTTATAATCTTTACCTACAGTTATTTTACGAATCAGCTTGCTCATCGTCTAAATATCTTATAGTTCCAGTTGCAATATCAACATCAACATTTCCGTACTCTTCTCTTAACTTATCGTTAAAATCTGTTATCTTAGAGTTAACAGTGTCTAGCTCGTGTAATATAGCGTGCTTTCTAGCTTCTATATTACCTACTTCTAGCTTCATTCTGTTAGCTACAGTTATTGTCTGTTGTATTTCTTTTAACTGATCTTCAGGCAGTTTTTCTGCTTTAGCTTTAAGATCTACAATTTTTTCCTTTTTAGGAGTTTTTACTTTCGCCATTTTATTTAATTTAATTAGTTAATATTTATTTTTCAATAACTTTTGACTTTTCGTCATCAGTCAAATCGTTGTAGTGTATATCTTTTACTCTTACAATGTACTTATTACCATCTTCTTCAGGATAATAGAAAGTAAGTGTATGCTCGTTTGGAAACCCATAAAAACTATCAAGTCTTTGTACTAGCGCTTGGCACTCTGCTAATGTTCCTCTAAAATATTTCATTATGATATGCTATGTCTATCTATTAAGTATGATTCTATATTTGCTCTATCGCTACTTGAAACTTTACTACTAAAGTTTATGATTTCGTACATTCTACCTTCAAAATCCTTACCTAATAATCCAACAGTTATTTTGCCAGCTGTAACGGTAGTAGCATTAGTTAAACTTATATTAGTTGCGTTTTTTCTAACAGTAACAGCTCCATTAGTTCCGCCAGCGTATTCAAGCGAAATAAGAATTTTAGTGTCTAATGGCAACTCATCTGCAACATCTGAATTTGTGTCAAAAGCAGATACGCTTGAGTTAGCACCTCCAATAGTAAAAGAATCATTTGAAGTGCCGCTAGAAGGATCACCAGTATTAAGTTGTACAGTTCCAGCTATATCTGTTCTATTAGAACCAAATGGAGCACCAGGTGTGCCATCATCAGCAAAATGACTTACTGAAAATATTTTGTTCAAAACGTTTGCTGTGTCTAAATGAACTACTGCGAACGTAGAAGAACCTTCGCTACCACTTGAGTTCATCACATCAAATGTATCTTTAGGAAAGTCAAAGTCAAACCCATCTGACGCGCTTTCCCATCTAAAAATTTTCTGATACATTCTATCACCTCCGTCAAACTCTATGTAAGCATCAACTCCACTGCCAACTAACTTAGGTTGTTTACCTGATTGATTACTAACCCAATTATTAGCGGGTGTTACATCGCCTGCTTGATCTTGCCATGAAGCAACAGTAGAGCCTGAAGCAGTAACACCTGTATCTGCTTTTAGCCAAGTAATTAGTCCAGAAACATTAGCTACACTAAAGTCTTCTAAAGCTGCACCACCTGCTACGCTATTTCCTAATCCTAACATTAAGCTCTATTTCTATAATCTGGTCTTGGAGCTACATAAACTATGCAAGCACCGCTGTTAAGCTCTACGTTATCCCAAAGACCATATATAGTTACTCCTTTTGGAAAAGTATGTGACGTAGTGACAGCTACAGTAATTTTATTATCAGTTGAGTCACCCGGCGTTACAGCTGTGACAGCGCCCCAAGCAGCATCTACATCTATAACGTCATCTGAAACGCAAGCTGTATTAGCAAAACCTAAACCAACACCACCGTCAAGTATTTCTAAATCTTCAAACGTCGTGTCTTCTGTCATTGTAATAGCGCAAATATAATATTTAGCTGACGCCCCTGATAAATCTACTTTAGCTCCATCGCCTGTTAGATAAGTAGATCCAAACTGACCAAAGCCGTATGCTACTTCTGTTGAATTTTGTCCCATTTTATTTTTTTATTTTTTCGTATGAGCGTCCACCGAAATAAGCGCCGATAACTGTTATTAATACTAATTGTAAAAGATCAACCCACTTGTCCTCTACTGTAAACATAATCACACCTGCATCAATAAAAATTAGCAGTGTCGTGCATATTACTAGCCAAGCTAATACTAGCGGGCGTATTGATTTACTAAGCCATGAGTCAGACTGCATATCTGATTTCCACCTAGCTGTAACTTCTTCTTGCATTTTAGCTTCACTATCTAAAAGCATTTGCTTTATCTTAGCTTTAGCCTCATCGCGTTCTTTGTCTGTAGTGATAACTTTGTCTAGTATGCCTTCTGCATTATCTAAAACTTTACCTAAAACTCCATTTAATATATTATTAACCATAAGCGTTTCCGTTGTTTGCTTCTTTTTCCCAAGGAAAATTACCATCGCCAGCTTCTTTAGCTACGCCATCAACAATTATCATATCTTTACCGTTCATTGTAACCCTTGGATATATGTTACCGTTCCATTGAACAAAATCATCACCATACGCTAACTTACCTGTTTTCATATCAGTAGCATGTCTCATCTCGTGATTAATGACTTGTCTTTCAATAGGACTACCTGGCTCTATATCGTTACTGATGTAAATGCTACCATCCATGTTAGCTTCACCCATAACACCAGGCTCTAAGTCTTTTCTAATAACAGGAGTGCCTGGCACAGATATATCAGAGTCACCGCCTTCTTGGCCAAACCTAAGTTTTTTAGTTATTCGACCATTAACAGCAATATCTCTTGTACCTTTACCTAGTTTAAATCCCATTATCTATTTTTATCTTTTATCATATCATCAATAGCCTTATTAAAGACTTTATCAGTATATGTTTTGTTTTTGTAGAATACGCTTCTATCTGATATTGGCAAATCTTCTTCGCCTAGTAGTATTCTATATATTCTACTAATTAGCTGGCTACATTTAAACGATGTTTTAAAAACAGAGTATTTTATTGTAGTTCTGTTTCT